TCCGTTAACTGGACTACTTACTTCTGCTGCATTATTTAAAAATCCATTAAGGTCAGTAGCAGTTGTGCTTCCACTTTCACCACCTTGTTCGGCTACATTTGTAATCGCTGAACTTGCACTTACTTTATCATCTGAATCAAAAGCTACATCTACCTCAACATCATCTGAGCTTCTACGAATACGAACTGCATTATCTATAGTCTCTTTAAATGTAAGAGCTGATATATAATAAATGTCTCCATCATCTGCTGATACTTTTTCTGTAACACTACTAGCCTTAATGTTGTTAGCTATAGTAAGCATTCTTCTACCGCCAGTTCCGCTAGTTGTAGGTTTGTCTACTCCATTATGAGTAGAACCAAAAAATAATTTAGCAGTAGTCCAAGTACCGCCAACGATTTTTACTCCATCGTCTGTATAATAATTATTTGGAATACCAGACCCAGCTCCTATATGCCAAAAACTTCCTATGATAGGATGACCAGTAGGTACATAATAAGTGAACTCAACAATACCATCCGAAGATGCTACATAATCAGCATTTGTAATAGCTAATTGAGGGGTTTGAGTAGCATCATTTTCTACCTTAAGAACATTATCCTTAGAGGTTGTTCCATCTGATATTCCATCTATATTACCAGTAAGAGTTAAATTATTAGTATTGGCAATTATAGTATCAGTATTTGAACTAAAATCACTTGTATAATGTAAAGAACCTTCTGATACCTTACGAAGACTAAAAGCAGCTGCGGCGGGTGCTACATCTGCTGGTAGTGTATTCTCTAGTTTACCATTAACCCAGTTCTCTAATGCACCGCTCTGTACTTGGCTTGCGGAAAAATCTTCTTCTGCATCCGCTCCTTCTCCTACTACATCTCTTCGGACTTTTACAACCCTACCATTCATTGCACCAATGTCTCGCAATGAATACGCGGCAGAAGAGCCACCGAATCTACGAGCTATACCCAAGTCAGTATAGTCAGCAGAAGATCCTTCGAGTAAATTCCAGCCAGAGGCCAGATCACCCTTGAGGATATTAACCGCGGAGGCTGTTTTCTCCGATGGCATTAGTCAGTGAATTGAGAGGCTGCAATTACTGCGTCAACACTGGCGCGTATAAACTTAGCAGCCTTAGCTGTGTTTACACTCCAAGTGTAAGAACGGCCGGCATATAGTCGGTGTCCTACAGTACCACTCGGTGTTTCGCCAGTATATGTTACGAATACATCTGCGTCTTGTACGTCTAATGTAACGTAACGAGAAACATTACTGAATGTGTAACCACCGTCAGTTAGTTGTACAGCACTACTGCTGACAGCTAACATTTTCATTGCTGTTACTCCACCACTAGGAGATGGGTATAAGTTCGATACTCTTGAGTTCATATTAAATTATCTTGATTGTCTGTTTACGTAAGTTGTAAATCGTTTATTAATAGTATTGTTATTCATTATAACATCTATTCTCTCTAACTCCGCGGCAAGGAACCCCTCGGCATTCCCTTGTTCTAACTGAGCTTTTTCGTGCTGGCCATCCATACGCAAAAAGTCTGAGTAAGTAGCGTGAGCTAAGTATTGAAAAAATTCTGAAGGTACTGCTTCGGTAGATGTAGTAAAATCTGAAGATGTAGTAAATGGTACAAACTTTTTCTTATAAGTAACAAAACCTTTTACATCTTCCGTGTTAGTAATGTTTAATATACTTGCTCCATCTTCATCTACATAAAAATCATACTCAATAGAAGAGCTTCTTTGGAATGCCCTATTCCTATGTATTCTTATAAACTCACTTATAGTAGTTAATGTTCCAATATCTTTACTACTATCTAATATAGGAAACATAAAGGAGTCATACATAATTTTTGCACAACCATTTACTTCTATATTAGCCGGAGCATTTGCTGGATCAAGATTACCTCCGGAGTGTACAAATTCTTTAACATCAGCCGGACTTGAATAAACTGTAGTGTCCGTACTTTTTTGAAAATAAAATTCGATTCCATCATCTGATGTATAAGTTACTACATTTGTAAGTGGATTGACTGTATATTGAGAGCTAGTACTGTATTGCCACTTGTTGTTTTTTCTACACCAACTATCCGTTTTATTAGAAGTTGATACAAATACATCCGCACCTTCATCTCTACTTAAAGCAGTATCCGAAGTTCCTATTTTTACAAAAAGAGTATTGGCCGGAGATTGATTTTGATAATTTTTAAATTCAATAGAAGCTATAGGTCTTTCTTCTGAAGGAACTAAATACCTTGGCCACTGTTGACTAGTATTGTAAGCTTGTGAATATCTACGGTTTATAAGATTAGCTATATCATCTTGCTCGGTCGAAGCAAAGGCCGTAACCCCAGCCATTGACTGGATTAATTTAAATAAATCACCGTAAGTTCTAGTCTGCATTATATTTTATTCGGGCTAAGATCAGAAAAGTTCTTCTGATAGTATTTCAAAAATTCTTTTGAATGAACTTGATCGTGTCCATACTTGCTAGTTAAGCGAAAAAAATCACGGGCCGGTATAGTGGCTACGCATTTACCGAGAGTAGGATGACTCTTACCCTTTTGCTCGTGTGCTTCTTTCCTTGCTTGGTCAACACGTAAGTGTTCAGTTTCTTTTTCTAATTTAAAACCACTCTTGATTTCAGCCAAGAATGCAGCATCTACTTCACCGTCAGTAAAGCTTCTAGGTACATTAGTAATAATATCCATAAGTAATTTTAAGTTAAAAAAAGGCTGGGGGCCGAAGCCCCCGACCAGATTTTTAGATTAGTTAGAAAACCCTTGACCAGCTGTTGGGTAGTATTCTACTAAAAAGCGGAATTTACCTTTTGCTGCGTCACCGAGTCCACTGCCCGTACCGTTTGATGTTACGCTAAGTTGGGTAACCAAGTGGTTTCCAGCTTGTGTAATAGCACCGTTGTTGGCAAAGATTTTGCCAAGGTTGCCACTGTCACTGAATACATCAGCTTCAACAACCATACCGTTAGCATCTCCGTCATCACCGACAGCTAAAGTAGCATCAGTAATAGCGGCACCGCCATCTGTAACTGCTGCTGTAACTAACTCGTCAACGATAACTGCACATTTACCAACTGTACCGGCTAAACCAGCTCCAGCAACATTGAATGCTAGTGCTTGAGCTCCGGTAGAAGCTGAGAATGCAGAAGCTTCAACAGTAGCTTCGTGGGTGTATCCTAGAGATAATGTCTGGATGTCACCAATTTTTTTAAGTGTAATAGCCATAATATAATTTTTCCTTTGTTAATTATTAAGTTACGTCTTGGATAACACCGTGTGCACCGGGATGGTACATAAGTGAAGTTAAAGCACAGTCAACATAACCGCGCTCACCACCACCTAAGTTAGGTAGACGAGTTGATCCCATAGGAATTAATTCAGCAAGGCCAAAGTATTCTGGGTTAATTAAGTAACCAGAACTGTCAGCAGTATTACCACCGAAGTTAGGAGTACAATCTGGATTAGCATTCACAATAGAAACCATTCCGTGATCTGATTGATACATCTCAACAGATAGTTTGATTTGTGATGAACCACCATCGTAATTTACATTACGAACATTATTAGCACCGATAACTGAATCTAAACGAGCGAAGTCAGATATGACTCGACGTAGTCCAGTGTCAGCAACTAATGTGAGGTTGTTAGTAGCACCAGTTGTTCTGTAGATACTTGTGATGATATCGTTTAATGTAGTCTCAGTAAACGCAGCAGCATTAGCTTCGGCAGCAGTATAGACACTGTCAGCCGGAGTACGGAATGCAGCCGGAACATCAGCTGGTCCAGCTGAATCTAACCAGTCACCGAGTCCACGAAGGCCGTATGCAGTACCGGCACCGTTTTCTACAGCACGATCTTGAGAACCACTTAGAGTAGCTTCAATATCACGTTTGAGTTCACGGATTGCTTTAGCTTCTGCTTGAGCAACTTTAGCGGGTCCAACGGATTCAACAGCTTCTTGTAAATCAGAAACCATATAGTCACGACGGAATTTTTGTGTGTAGTTACCTAAGCGTGCACGTCCAGAGAATTTATCTGTGAATGCAGTTACGTCAGCACCTTCAGAGACACCAACAGTTGATGGTGCAGCAAGGCTGTCTACAGTCCACTCTACGAAAGTGGCGTTAGCTTTCTGCTTAGAAGCAGAGGAAAGGATTGGAGTTTCTTCGGGAGCAAGAATAGTCAAGACATCAGTCAAGTCTTCTCTGTTGGAAACACCAGATCCCGGATTAGTAATATCGAATGTATTTGAAAATGACATTTTATTTTAATTTAGGATTATCGTTTTTGTAATTGTAGTTTTCTCATTGCAGCGTAATCACTTGTACTTCCAGTTTGTTTGAAGCGAGCTTGAAGATCTTTAAGAGCTTTGTTTGTCTTTGAGTTAGATTGTTCTGACTTAGCAGCGGAAGTTATTCCAGTCTTAGTAGGATTGAGAGATGGTGCACTTTTATTTTCAACGATAGCTTTACGTCCATAGATGCTGTTAGTAGCGTGAGCAAACCAGTATTCAATTTGACTACTAATATCCGGAGCTTCAGAATCGAGTACCTCTTTTAATTTTTTAAAACGAGGATCGTTAACTGTTGCTTCGTATTGTTTTCTAGTGTCATTGTCCTCACCGCTCATCCAATCTAATTCTGTTTTTGCTTGCTCCTCGAACGCTGCCTTTAGCTGCTGTCCTTGCTCACGTTGTTGAACTTTATTTAGTTGATCCGGTAAGAATTGTTTCTGTGCCTTACGTGCATTTAATAACGCTTTACGCACATCTGATTTACTTAACTCATTGCCATCTATTTCTGTAACTATATCTTCTGCTGAGTATGCATCACTTTCAAACAAAACATCTTCGGCCCACTCAATGGTAGATGTAATCTCCTCCGCCTTTGTTTGTAACTTTTCAATAGTATCTAAGTCACTAAACGGATTGTCTTTAATCTCCTTTGGTGCATCCAGAGGGTTTTGTTTTTCCTTAAGCATTGATTCCAATTGAGCAGCTTTCTCTTCAGCAGCTTTACGCTTTGCCGTCATCTCTCCGAATCTAGCTACAGCTCTACTGCCAAGTTTGTCCGCTAACTCTTTCAGTTCATCTTCTGATAAGTTGTCTATATCTAACTGTGAAAGAACATTTTCTTCAGAAACTTCTTCTGTAACCTCAGCAACTTCTTGAGTTTCCTCTTGAGCTACCTCCTCTACTTCAGAAACCTCTTCGGTATTCTCTTGGGATTCCTCGACTTGAACCTCTTGGCTCTTGGTAAGTTCTCCCAGTCTTCTGTTCGCAAACTGCGAAACTGTCATATTAGTTGTCTCCGTCGTATTTTGGGCTGGTTCAACGTCTCCAGTTGTGATTTCGTCTGACATATATATTTATTGTTTCCACTCCTTAACGCCGAGCGATGGCGATGAAAGTATTATACCACAGTAGTCGTTAATTATTTAATGACTGTTGGTGACGAACTTTTAGCTGCTGCCAGTCAGCCATCTGTATGATCTGGTCATACGTAATTATCCTACCGGATAACTGTTGTAACTTATCTACATCCGCATTATGCATCTCGGATATAGTTTCTTCCCTTAGGGAATGAATTACTTCTATGAAACGTGCAAAGGTTTCGTGATTAGCTAATGCTTTTATATCAAGCTCTAAACTGTTCATTACATTTGTTGAGTATTCATACCACCCATTTGTGCGGGTGCAGTACCTATCTTACCTATTTCCGCATTCTGCATTTGTTGCATTTGGAAAGTATATTGGCCAGCGTATTTTTGCAGACGAGCAGCAAACATTTCATCTTGCTGAGCTCTTTGAGCAATGTCCGGTTGAGATGTGTATTGTTGAATAACTTGCATAGCAACTTGTGCACCATTTGGGCGAGCCGGCATTTCAATACCAGCAAAGATTTTAGCAAGGTCATCAGTAACATCCTTAACAACTTGTTGTTGAGCAGCTTCTGTAGGCTGAAGAACACTATCTGCAAGAACCGGATCGATGCTATTAGCAGCCACGTCAAGCAAACTATCAATGTTAATCCTACCGCTTCTGTCCAGCTGCGTAAGCGAAACAAATGCTTGTAGTTTTTTCTCTGCTGTTTCGGGATCGGAGTTAAGTACATCATAATTAATTACCATATCAAAGTTCTCGTCCGGATCTCCTTTACTAAATCTTTGTGCGTCGGGCACACCAGTTACTCTAAAGAAAATACTATCGGGTCCAAATCTTTGGAAGCATCTAAAGGCCATCTTCAACACTTCAGCGGAGTGAGTCAAGAACTTATCTACTAAAAATTGTTTTCTTATTTGGCTAATGTTAGATGTTTCATCCAGTCCTACTAACCTATCAGCTTGTTGTGACATAGTCATCTCCATCTCTACTGACCCTTGATTGTATGTAGGTGTAGGTGCGAAGTCCAAGTCACCCTTACGACGGTAAGGAATCATACGCCCGGGTCCCCAATCTGTAGGAGCTTGTCCCACTGGGTGAAGTATCGGAGGTAATGTTGAAATACTATTCCTATCAATACGAGAATCTCTTTCTATTTTAATTTGATTCTGTATACCTCTGAGTAAATCTGGTACAGTCTGTACATCATACAGACGTTTGCTGTCCTCTGACAACTTAGTAACAACTACCGGGTAGTCCTCGTATCCGTTCATTAACTCAAACTTAGCATAACCGGCAGTAGTATCGTCTCCACTAAATTCTTTATGAAAGATAGTTTGATAAATACCTTCGGATCCATCTTCTTCATCTATAAGTCTTTGGTATCCATATACTATTTCTACTAACTCATCTGCTTCATAAGCATTGTCAGTAAGTGAAAAGCTTCTACGACCTTCTTGTTCACGCTCAATGGAATCAATGTTTACTCCTCGGTAGTGTTCAATGATGTAATCAACATAGTCCTCGTCCCATCCGTCAGTAACAACTTTGTTCTGTAACTCTTGGGCTGTGTAGTAAGTTCTCCAAAAACAATACGGTGCACGCTGTGGATCAGTTACATAGCTAGGGAAAAAGAAATCACCATCCGGTGCTAGTGTCTTTACTTCCGGAGCATTGACTTGTCTACGTACGATAGGCAACTCTGCCTCTCCACCTTTTCTTAAATCCTTGAGGGCTTGTTTAATTCTTTTCTCAGAAGCTGTAGGGAATACTTGGTTCATAAGAACTGTAAGTTCTTTATCCATACCTCCGGATTCAATAGCTCTATAAATATCTGGGCTTATCTGTCCTATTTGATTTATATCAAGCTTCTGTAAGAACGTTCTATCCTCTCTGTGCCAGCCTACATATGTAATCAATAGGCCTCGTTCTAGTAAATAGTTAGCTCCTAGTTCCATTTCTCGCTTAAAACGAGGGATATAACCGGATGTTACCATCCACTTAAGA